TTTTGTTTTCTTTTGTGTTTGTTCTTGAATCTTTAAAATCTCTTGAACAGACAATTTACGAATCTTGACTTTCTCATCCATAAAGTCAACTTCTTGCATCATACGCTTACCAACTAAGTGTTTCATCTTTACTGTTCCTTACTTTTTTCAATAAATAAATGTTTATTATTATCTTGGAATTCTTCAAGCACTTTAGTTAGTGTATGAAGCACTGATAATGTTTCAATAATTTCTTTTCCTGTATCACTATCATTCTCAAAGTCTTTTAGTCTTTCAAATGATTTACTAATACTGATTTCAATAGATCTTTTCATATGTCGGAAGGTAGTCTTCATAACAAATGATTTACTAAATGGTGGTTTATTATCCATAATATACTCTCTTATACTTAAGACAGGTAGGGGTACCTATCCTAGAACAGATACCCCTATACTACATTAAAGGGAGGGTTTAACCTTCTTTAACGTCCCCTGGTGATTAGGCGCTAGCTTGAGTGCTAGGACCAAAGAACTCACCAGCTACAGATAGCGTGAGAGTAGCTTGGTTAGCATCAGTTAACTGTGGGCTAACTAATAGGGCTTCAATTTTACCAACAAAATAGAAGCTAGAGTTAGCAACAGAGCCTAAACCAGCAGCATTAGCCGTCAAACCATCAGGCTTGCTGTTTAGTAAAGAGAATTGGAAAGCATAAACGTTGCCATCACCAACTGCATCACCTAGAACAGTACCAGCGGCCCATTCAGAAGGAATATAGTTAATATTGATTTCCAATGAAGGAGCATCAGCTTGACCTTGAATTTGGCTAGAGGTCTTCTGGCCATAAACAGGTACGTTTACGATGTTAGCGGGTGTACCAACTTGTGGAAACTCACGAACGTTCTTGATTTCAGAAAAAGCAGCAGCAGAAGCAAATAATGCCTCTAGCTCTGACAACGTATCAACTGACGTTAGGTCAGTGATAGGTGTGGTATTTACGGCTAAGGCTGAATAAATGCCAGCGCCGATTGATGTAATATGAGCCATTTTAATCTCCGTATGTATTAAAGTTTATTGAATAGTCACCTCTATAAATAGAGCTATTCACCTTGTCTATGCCAAGCGGTACTACCGTACTTGGTCCAAATTGTGTTCCATTAGTTAAAGTTTTGCCTTGAAAATAATCATCAAGCAAATCTGCAACAGAATATAAATCCTTATCTCCAGCCGTATTATCTACAAAAACAGATAAAACAATACGACCAGATAATCTTTTCTTTAGGCTAAAAGAATCTAAAGATGCTGAACCTGGAATTATAGTTAGTCTAATATAAGGTAGCTGTGACCCTATATTTCCTTGGTAATTCTCAGGATACACTTTAATATTGTTATATTTCCAAGCAGTGCTTGCAAAAACAGAATAGATATCTTGTCTAAGTTTATCAAACATTAATCTACCCTCACAATCTTAAATGTAGTTATGTACTCATTACCTTCTAAAATAGAACAATTATAATTGATACTATCAATTGTTACTACTGTATAAGCATTAAAGCTTACACCTCCTGTTTTAACAGTAAGCATTAAAGTAGTTCCAATTGTATCATTAATTTCTGATTTTTTAGTTTCAATAAAACCTTTAGTTGTGAAACTTGCTGATTGAGCAACAACCTCACCTACACTAAAGTCAAAACTAGTAACTGTTTTATTTGTAAAAATTGCAGTAACGGTAAGTGCATCTAGTTTCTTAAAAGCCGAATCTACAGCATTCTGTAGTTTAGCTTTTGATACCATTAATTTGCCCTCCACCAGCTATTAGCACCCTGTGCAGAGAGTAATAGAGGTTTAATAAACTTTTTAGATGTATCAGGTACCATTGGTGGTGGGATATAGTCCGAAGAATTATCCTCAATTGCAATAGATCCAATTTTAATCTTTTCAAAAGTTTGAGCGGTATTGTCTAAAAGATTTTCATTAGCAAGTAAATGATTAGCCATTTCAAAAACGGCTAATTTTAATCGCTTTGGGATTTCATTCGATGCAATATCTACTGTCATACCTAATTTGGTATCATAGTAGCTTGCTGATTCTCTTGGCCAAGCTAGACTTTGAGTGGAACTGACAGCAGCCCCTATAAATTGATTTTCATCAAGAATTAGAGTTGCAGTCACTAGGGCAGACTCTTTGTCGTCAGAATCAGCAACATTCCAAGCAGTCGCATCAATGCGAGTCTCAAAATAGTCTTCTGCTTCACTGACAGTCACATAGGAGTTTACATTAAGAGTTAGTGCCATCAGTCCCTCCTAGTGGATTAAGCGTGGAAAATAGGGAGAATACCGAGATTTAAAGCGTCCATCTTACGTGCCCATGAACCAGCAGTGCCAAAGGCAGTGTTAGTTGCAAAAGCAGAAGTAGAACCGGCCCAATCGTAACCCATTGGGTGCATTACGAAACCATAGCGGTACCATACGTTAGTAGAGCCACCACCAGTGTAAGAAGCCGCATCACGGTCAACTTCAACAGGAGTAGGTACAACGATTGGAGAGAAAGCAATAGAACCAGGCTTAACGATGAAGGTAGTCTTAACAGACTGATCATTAACGTTAGCAGATGCTGAGAGGTCACCCTGATCAACACGGCTCATTACTAAGCGGAACTTGCCACCGAATACGGTTTGGAATTCTAAGTTGCCATCAACAACAGTAGTGGTGTCTACTAAGTTAGCAGCACGTAGTTCAGCCATTGTCTCAGGTGAAGTAACCATGTACATGTAGTCAGGCTCATGGTCCTTGAATGCCATGCCGATAGCCTTGAATAGACGTTGGCCACGAGCAGCACCAATAGCAGAAGCGTCAAATAGCTTACGCTCGTCAGAAGAACCAGTAGCAGCGGCACCGAAAGAACCAGCAGCGTTAATGTCAACGAAAGCACCTACGCCAGCGCCATCAGCACTAGTGTCAAAAGTAGCAATACCAGCACCACGGCTAACTTCATAAGCTGCAACACCCTTAAGGATAGAAACAACAGCGTTAGATTCGTCATTACCACGGACTTCAGCGAAGTCACGGGCGATCTTTAATAGACCGTCTTGTTGTGACACTACTTGTTGTAGGTTCACTTGCTGTGCGCCAAAAGTGCGAACAGACTTGATATAGTCAGCAATCTCAGTAGAGATGTCGGTATAAGTACCAGCAGTTGCTGAAGTTAAGCTAGCTACGTTAATGTTAGCAGCTAGGGGCTTGTACCAGCGCATTTGACCAGTGAAGCTTTCACCGTTTGCGTTGATCATGTTGTTTGTGCCAACTAAACCAGTAGAGTTTAGTTTCTTAGCAGTAGTGTATGCCTCATCAGAGTATGCGCTAATTGCTAATGCAACGTTCTTAAATAGGGTATGGTCAATCATTTAATTTCTCCTAGAAATTGATTATCTTTTTTAAAGTGAAAAGTTTCCTAATTTACCAGCCGCAGCAAGCTGAAGAATCTCAGCAGAGCTTAGGTCTGACATTTTCTTATTGGGATCTAACTTTGGTGTGCCTCCAACGGAACCAGCACCACTTCCCGAATTAGTTTTAGGTTTAAATAAGAATGTGTTATCCTCATCCTTAGAAAACGCATTTACAAATTCCTTAATGGATGCACCAGACTTATGAATCCAACCACCTGTTTCAGGGTCTTGAATTAATTGTTCTACTACATCACGATAAGCCATCTGTTGAGAGCGTTCATTACGGAAATCTAAACCCGTGAGTGCATCACGAACAGCCGCATCTCGTGTTAACTTGATGTTGCGCTCTTCAGCAATGCGTAGTTTTTCCTGAAGTTCAGTTAACTTCATTTCAGCTACTTCTTTATGCTTTCCTTCAGCTTCAAGAGCAGCTAGCTTTTGTTGTTTACGTTCGTCTTCAAGTTGAACAGCACGCTTAAGTGCTTCATCACGTTCTGAATATGCTTTATCTAAACTAGATTTGACCTTTGCAAGACGTTCCTCTACCATTTTCTCTAGTAAAGCTTCAGTATCTTTATTTGATACTTTTTCTTCGTTGGTGTTATCTTCATTTAGGTTACTGTTATCATCACTCATTATTTATTTTCCTTCGGCACAGCCGTTTGTATAGATCCCATTGAATTACAAATTCTAGGGTTTTTGTTGTCATCATGGTCCAATACCATAAAAATCATATCCCGGTCTTATCGGGGCTAAAATATCTTCTCTAGTTAAACCATTTGCAGGGTCTAGTAAGCCTTCTTGTTTGGCGCGTAATATCAACGCATCATATGTTTTTCTTGACATACCTTGTCTACGTAGCTCATTTAAAGTACGCCTAATAGTGTCCCCATCTAGCGCATCAGCGTAGATAAGTCTTAAGGCGTTCTTAGCACTAGCTGCATCTCCAATATTTGTAAAGAAAGCGTCATGAATTGTTGCTGTGGGTATATTGTTTCGTTGGCCCCATAAATGGAACTGTCGAACAATTGCGGCGTCATTCATATGGTTACCGTTAACACCCATACCAATACCTGCTCTGTTTAAACTAGCTTTTCCTAATAATGTAGCATCTTCGGCTTTTGCTTCGTAAATGTTTCTGACCATCCTTCCAGTAACTGGATCTCTAAATTCAATACTTGATTGAACTTTTGGTCTATATCTTTGATACAACACCTTATTATCAAATGTAACCCAAGGTATATCTA